AGTCATATGGTCCTACGCACTATTGCGCTAAGTGATAATGTTAGCTATCCATGGTTTGCTCCAGCAGGTACACGTCGTGGTGCTATTAGCAATGCAACATCAGTAGGATATGTAAATGTTGATGACGGCGAGTGGAAGTCAATATCACTTAATGAAGGTCAACGTGATACACTTTACAGTGTTTCAATTAATCCGTTAACATTCATGACAGGGTCGGGATTAGTTATATTTGGTCAGAAGACTAGAGCACGTAATGCTAGCTCGTTAGATCGTGTTAATGTTGCAAGACTAGTTGTTTACTTACGTGGTCAGTTAAGTAAACTTGCTAAACCATATATATTCGAGCCTAATGATAAGATCACTAGAGACGAACTAAAAGCTGGTGCAGAAAGCATCATGCTAGAACTAGTTGGTCAACGTGCTCTATATGATTACTTGGTTGTTTGTGATGACTCGAATAATACTCCAGCTAGAATCGATCGTAATGAACTTTACTTAGACATTGCTATCGAACCAGTTAAGGCAGTAGAGTTTATCTATATCCCACTGAGATTGAAGAATACAGGTGAAATTGCTGGGCTTAAATAAGCCCAGCAGTCAGGGGTCTAAAAAAGACATAAATATAAAGAGAAATTAGGAGTCTAGGATGGCAATCTCAACATTAACAAAATTCACAGTACCCTTGGCGTCAAACCAAAGTAGTTCGACACAGTCGATGCTGATGCCGAAGCTACAATATCGATTTAGGGTGACACTGCAGAATTTCGGTGTTAGTACACCAACTACAGAATTAACAAAGCAGGTTATGGATGTTACACGCCCTAATGTGACTTTTGAAGAAATAACTGTAGATGTCTACAATTCCAAAGTATATCTAGCAGGTAAGCATAGCTGGGAAGCTATTACACTTAATCTACGTGAAGATGTTAACGGAAACGTACAAAAACTCGTTGGCGAACAACTACAGAAGCAGTTTGACTTCTTCGAACAGAGTTCAGCAGCAAGTGGTATTGACTATAAGTTTACTACTGTAATCGAAATACTTGATGGCGGAAACGGTGCAAACACACCAAACGTTCTTGAAACATTTGAACTATATGGTTGCTTCGTACAGGGCGCAAACTATAACAGCTTAAACTATGCAGAAAATAGTCCTGTTAGTATAACACTAAACATACGTTTTGATAATGCGATACAATCACCACAGGGTGTTGGTATTGGTACAGCAGTTGGTCGTACTATTGGTGCATTAGCTACTGGCGGCGGCGTATAATAATATATTCCTAGACTCAATAAAATAAAGACCAGTGTAAAAACTGGTCTTTTTTTATCAGATAAATAATGTTATGGCCAATAAATTTAATAAATTTTTAGGTGATATGCTACGTGGATTTTTGGATCCTAAAGGTAATCTTGGTGATTATCAACACGCTTCTCGTCTTTATGTTGACGATACATTCCGTTTAGCTCCTAAAAATAAATTTCTCTTTTACGTAGTTTTTAATATTAATCCTAACGCATTAACAAATGTTAGCTTCCAAGATAGACATGCACTAGAATTAAATTATCTAGTTAAATCTGCCGATCTACCAAAATATACAATTAATACCGAAACATTAAATCAGTATAATCGAAAAACAAATGTATACACTAAGATAGTATATGATCCTGTTAGCTTAACATTACATGATGATAATAACGGTATAACAAATATGTTATGGGCACTATATTATGGTTATTATTTTAACGATAGTCATAACTCGTCAGACCCATATAGCGATGTTAGTCCGGCAGCATATCAAAAAAGCACATATGCAATGAAAGGCCCATTTCGATACGGGTTAGATGTTAGTAGTTCCGAAGGCAACACAGGTACGATAGAACCTTTTTTTAATAGTATACAACTATTCACTCTTTCGAGACAGAGATTCTTCAGTTATATGTTATGTAATCCTAAAATAACCAAATGGGACCACGACACAATGGATCAGTCGGACGGCGCCGGAATCGTTGAAAATAGAATGACGTTAGCATACGATGCTGTCATTTATAATTCCGGTATGGTAGATGTTGACGACCCTGCAGGATTTGCGCTACTACATTATGACCAATCACCAAGTCCGATTGTAAATCAAGAAGTATTGCAAAAAGGAATGGCAGGAATTTTTGGAGATGTATTCTCTTTAAATAGCTTTGCATCTCCGTTGAGCTACTTGAGCAACCTTAGGGGCGGTGCTATTAATCCGTATTCGGCTCTTGGAAATCAATTACCGTACGGATACGGTACTCCGAGTTTATTTGGCGGTTCGGGCAGTTATGCATATCCTGCTGGAGGATTACAGAATTATGGTTTTGGTAATGGAGCAATTAGTACAAAGACATTGCTAACTGTTGCAGGAATCGGTATAGCAGGAAATGTTGTTGGCAATGTACTTAACAATGTTTTTTCAACCAATGGCCAAAGAATAGATAAAAATAATGCATCAAATTATGGAGTATCAACTCCAGAAAATCCTGCCGGTGATTCAGCTTCGTCAAAAGCTAATGGCACAACACAACCAGATAATACTGCAAATGCTGCAAGTGATGCGTATGGACCTCCGGCACCAAGCTATGGACGTAGATCAGAAGCAGCGTCAGATGCAGCCGATGTGAAGAAATCAGATGCTGCAATGGTTGAATCTGCAAACTTCAACGGCGGCGGTGGCGAAGCCGGCAGTAGAGCAGATCGATTACCTGGCGAAACTGTTGATGGTGATTTGTCGCAAATGAACAAAGCAACTATCGATAAGCAACTAGGTAATGTTAGTAATACGTATAATGATCTAGATCCAGCAGCAGGTGGATTTATAGCACAAACACAAACTGATGCAGCAGCATATGATCAAGGTGGTGGATCTATATCAACTTATGGAGAACCGGCACCTGCTCAGTATCAAGGCGACGTAGTACAAGGGTATGAAGGAACAGGATTTGTATGATAAAAAATAACTTACCAGCTAATATGGAAACAAACGATAGTTCGTCGAGGATGAAAACATTCTTTAATTCGTACTATCAAAAAGGTATAGCTCTTTCTGCAAATGATGTTAATGCTGCGGTAGGATTTTTCCTCGCAAAAGGCTTTGATCAGACTGCTGCGGAAACAATCGGTGCTACATTATTATCTCAAGCTAAGATCGAAAATGTTAATGTTAATAAACTTATCGATACACTAACAGGACTAAACGAACTACAGATGAGCAGAGTTGTGACTGAGATATTAAATTATAACAGATTAAATATTAGCACCCTCGGATATAGAGTCGATAATTCAAATTTAAATCAATATGAATTAAGGAATATTTTATCTTAATGGGCAAATTTGCACAGGGCAGATTCACATTAAAGAATCCTGAGAAGTATGTTGGAACTAAAACACCAATGTATCGATCAGGTTGGGAATTTGTTTTTATGAAGACCTGCGACGAGCATCCAGCCATACTACACTGGGCGAGCGAGTCAATCAAGATACCGTATCGTGATCCTACTACAGGTAGAGCAACAATATATGTTCCGGATTTCTTCATAGAGTATGCAGACAAGAATGGCAAGAAGCATGTCGAAGTGGTTGAGTTAAAACCGTCTAATCAACAGCTATTAGAAAAAGTTGGAAAGAATAAAGTCAATCAATTCCAATATGTTAAGAATATGGCCAAGTGGGAAGCAGCACGAGCTTGGTGTAAACAAAAAGGTGTACATTTTCGTGTAGTTAATGAAAATGATTTATTCCATAACGGTCGAAAATAATAATAAGTAAAATTATGACTAAAAAATTAGAAGAATTATTAAATTTACCCGAACACAAAGAGTCTGTTAAATAACTTGAAAAAGAAATCAAGACACAGACTAAAGCTCTAGCTTCTCAAGAAGAAATGGAAAAAACACTAAAAGATTTTGATAAAATCTCATTTTCTTTACCAATGGTTGAAGGATTAGGCACAACAAGCGATAGAGAATTTGATGAGCTTGCTGATAAAGCAACCAAAGCCTACGAAGATTTAATGGACTTAGGCATGAATGTTGAAGCCAGATACAGTAGCAAACTATTTGAAGTTGCAAGCAACATGCTCAAGACTGCTGTTGAAGCAAAAGCAGCAAAAATTGATAAAAAATTGAAAATCGTAGATCTACAATTAAAGAAATTAAAAATAGATCAAGATGCTAGAGGCAAGGATCACGACGACAATGTTCTCGATGCAACCGACTATGTTATCAGTGATCGCAACAGCCTGTTAGAAAAACTAAAAAAGATAGATAAATAATTCAAGGGAATAAAACCATGAAAAGATTTAAAGATTATTTAATTGAAGGTAAAAGAACATACGATTTTAAGATTAAAATCGCAGGCGACCTTCCAGCTAAATTTGAATCAACACTTAAGACTGCACTTGAAAAATATAGTGTTTCCAGTATGACATCATCAAAAACACCTATTCAAAAATTGCCTTTAGATTTTCCAAACTGCGAATGCTCGGAAGTACATATTTTTGAAATTTGTTTAGACTATCCTGAAATTTCTCCGATTTTAGCAAGCTATATCGTAGAGAAAACCGGGATAGCTATGTCTAACATAGTAGTGCGCTCGCCTAATGAGCCAACTGAACAATATCAAGATACTAAAGAAGAGAAGTATACAACTAAGTTAACTTCTGACTACGAAGATGATAAAACGAAATCTCAGGACATGGTTGGCGAAAAGCGTGTTCTTAATCTATTAAAAGAACTTTCAAAGAAGGATGGAATAACCAATGTCGGACATGTTAAAATTATTAAAAATCGTTGATATAGTAGAAAAACCAGTAGCAATCAACGAAGCAGTTTCGTTAAGTATTAATGCTACAGGCGATACTGCCTGCGACGTGACTGACATGTTGAGTAAAGTTATTCAGTTATCCGGAATGAAACCTGTGACACCGGACATGATGCCAGCAGCTGGCTCAAATATGCCAATGGTTAAATCGATACAAAGCGTTAGCGGTTATGCTGACCAAGCAGCAAGAAAATTTGTTGACGATGTTGGCGAAGAAATGTCAGGCGGATACACCGACACTAGCACAGAACTCGATCATGAGATTGCAGACGATCCAGGTAGTATCGACGACGTCACTATGAAGACTGCCGGTGGGTTAAATAAGATCGGAAGA